AGGAAATAGTTCCAGCGAGTTGTGATGCCAGGGTTGGTGAACTTCGTCCCGTCCCAGGCCAGATCTGCTTCGGTGTATCCCTTGCCTGTCACCAAGGCGATAAAGACTTTGCGTGCTTTCATTTGTCGGCCTCCAGTGCCCAGTGCAGCAGCGCCAGCGCGTCTGCTTCGTTGTCATCAGTGACCGGGTGGCCAAGCGCATGCATGGCCGCAACCATGGCTTGCTTGTCGGCGTTGCTCCGGACAGTTGCGTGCTTCTTGATCGTGCCCACCGGCACCCCTTCACATGGGATGTTGTTTTGCTCGCACCAGGCCGTCAGCGTGGCCAGCAGGCCGCCGTAGACATGCGCAGAGTCGGTGCTGGCGTGGCGGCGCACCTCTTCAAAGTAGATTGAGCTGATCTCTGGGCCAACGCTGCCGTAGATCTCGGCCAGCCACTTCTTAAAGCGCAAATAGCGCATGCCGCCGCCTTCATACCGGCCAGGCTTGAAGCTCGACCAGCCATGCACGATGGTGCCGTCAGCCGCCTGGCAAGCCCAGCCGGTAGTGGTGCCTAAGTCCAGCGCCAGGACAACCGCCGTCATAGCTGGCCAGCCTCGCGCAGCGCCTGCACAAATGACTCAACGTCAGGGCAGGGGAGGTCGCTCCAGCAGCCAGCGTCCCCGGTCATAAAAAGCGCTTCAGCGATCACATCCTCTGGCATGCGCTGGCCTTCCTTGGTCTTGTCCAAGATCCTGTTTGCATCTTCCAATGTCATGGCTGACGCACCCCGCCCAGGAACCGCTGCAGCCGGGGTTGGAGCTCGCCGTACTTAGGCATGAGCTGGTCACGCACGCACTGGTCAATGAGGGATGACACGCTGCGCCGCTGGTCGGCAGCCGCAGTGTCCAGCAGCGCCCTGGTGGCAGGGTGCAGCCGCATGAGGAAAGGTTTGAGTTTGGGTGTGTCCATCACGCAAGTGTATATCACCCAGATATTGCACAAGCCCACCCAAATGCATGATTTATTGCTGGATTAGGGTAAGTCCCTAGTTATTATGGGCTTTTGGGGGTTGTACAGCGATATACAAATCGTGCCATAATCCTCCCATGTTCAACGCGCAGATGAAGCGCAAGGAGTTGCAAACATGACCCAACTAGCCCAACAGATTCAAGACATCGAGCGCCAGATCGCTCTCATTGAGCACACCGCTGCCAACTACATCGGCGGTGACAAGGCCTACCACTCTGGCTTCCAGACCTTCTTGAAGCCTGCAGCACAGCGCAAGGTTGATTCGCTCAACAAGAAGCTGGACGCATTGCTCGACAGCGTGGAGGCTTGATCATGTCCAAATTCGTCGCCTACTACCGAGTCTCCACCGACCGCCAGGGTCAATCTGGCCTTGGCCTTGATGCCCAGCGTGCTGCTGTGGCCAAGCACATTGGCACCGCCGAGATGGTGGCCGAGTTCACCGAGGTCGAGTCTGGCCGCAAGAATGACCGCGAGCAACTAGCTCACGCATTGAGCCTGGCAAAGCGTACAAAGGCAGTCCTTGTGATTGCAAAACTCGACCGCCTTGCCCGTAACGTCCACTTCATCTCTGGTCTGCTTGAGTCTGGCGTGCCCTTTGTTTGCGCTGACATGCCCGAGGCTGATCGCACCTTCTTGCAGATGATGGCCGTGTTCGCTGAGTGGGAAGCGCGCAAAATCAGCGAGCGCACCAAAGCAGCGCTGGCCCAGGTCAAGGCACAAGGCCGCACACTGGGCTGCCCAACACCGCAGATCGGATCGGCCATAGGTGTCAAGGCCGTGATGGCCAAGGCTGACAAGTACGCCGACCGCGTTGGCCCTATCGTGCGCGACATCATCGCCCGGTCTGGTGCCAGCACCCTGAGAGACATTGCTGCAGCCCTTGAGGCTCGCGGCGTGGCCACACCCCGTGGCAATGTGACCTGGGGGCCAACTCAGGCCTCCAACCTTTTGAAACGCCTCAACCTGGAGTCAAGCTATGCATGAGACATTGTCAGAAAAAATCACCGTGGCCACATTGTTTGTGGCTTGCGTTGGCCTCTTGATCTGGATGCCAATATGAATGCAAAGATCACCACCCCACCCAAGACCCTGTTACAGGGCGCTGAGTACACAAGCGCCGCGGCCACTGACATTGAGCGCACCTGGCGCAAGCACGGCTGGCTGCCCAAAGAGGAGCGCGAGGCCGAGCTCAAGGCCCAGCAGACGGTCAAACGCATGAAGACCAAGGAGCGCAATGATGCTGGCTCCTAACCTTGCCGCTGGCCGCGACATGCGCAACCGCCAGCTCGACATCTTTGAGCAGACCGACCACCAGTTCTTGGAGCGCTGCCGGGCACTAGCTGTGCTCATCTGCCGCCAACAGGGGCAGGTCTCGATCAACGACATCCGCGCCTTTATCGAGGTGCCGCCGGGTGTCCACCCATCTGTTCTGGGCGCGGTGTTCCGCACCAAACAGTTTCGCAAGGTTGGCTTTACCGAGGCCACCCATCCCCAGGCGCACGCCCGAGTGGTGCGCGTCTATTCCCTAGCCACTAACAAGGAGTGAAAAATGGCAGGCAAACTGACAGACGATAAAGAGATGAGCGCCAGCCGCTTACCCGGCCTCATGGGGTTCAGCAGATACAGCAGCCCCAACGATGAGCTGTCGTTCTCGATCAACGCCATTGATGGCAAAGAGCGCCCCGACATTGGCAATGAGGCCATGGGCTGGGGCAACCGGCTGGAGCCCGTGATCCTGGCTGAAGCTGCCAAGCGTTTGGGCCTGGAAAAATTCGACACAGACATTGGCCAGGCTTACTCGCACCGCGAGATCGCCCTGGCCTGCAGCCTGGATGGCGTTGGGTTTGGCGATGGCCAGTTGATCAAGCCTGACCCTGACCGCGGGATCTATGTGGTTGGCCAGGACAGCATCAAGCTGGATGGGCCTGGCGTGCTTGAGGCCAAGCTGACCAAGACCATGCCCGAGGACACCCCTCACCTGGCGCGTGGCCCCATCCAGCTCCAGGGCCAGATGCTGGTGACTGGCCACAAATGGGGCGCTGTGTGCGTTTTGTACCAAGGCATTGAGCTGCGCGTGTTCCTGTTTGGGCCTCACTTTGAGACACAAAAGGAGATCGTCAAGGCAGTGCTGCTGTTTGAAAACAAGCTGGACAAGTACCGGCGCACCGCTGAGATCGACTGGTATCCACCCGCGAGCAGCAAGGAGCTGGATCGCATCTACCCCATGGCTGCCGGCAAGGAAGAGGTTGATCTCGATGTCAGCGTGGCCGACCTGGCTGCCGGTATTGTGGCCAACAAGGCCGCGATCAGGGCAGCCGAGGCCAGCATTGATGACGCTGAGAAGCTGATCAAAGCGCACTTGGGCCAGGCCGAGCGTGGCCGCGCAGGGCAGTACATGATCTCTTGGCCAATGCGGTCATACAAGGCAGCACCTGAGCGCTTGCTGCCTGCCAAAGAGGCATATTCGATTCGTCAATCAACACTGAGCATTAGGGAGACAAAATGAATTTAAGACCCATTGAAGAGGCCTATGGTGCCGCAGTCAATGTCATGCTGGCCGCTGTGCCTGGCATGACCCAAGAGCAGGCCATGGAAGCAGTCGAGGCGATTGCCGAGCTGGTGCTGGCCACCATCCAAGCTGAGTTGACACAAGAAGAGGAGCAGCAAAATGCAGTTGACCACCACTAATCGGGGCTTTGCCCCAGCCACCCTCACCGAGGCGATCCAGTTCAGCGACATGTTGGCCAGCTCCAGCATGGTGCCCAAGGCCTACCAGAACAAGCCCCAGGACATCCTGGTCTGCGTTCAGTGGGGCTATGAGATGGGCCTGGCACCCATGCAAGCCCTGCAAAATATCGCTGTGATTAACGGCAAGCCCAGCGTTTATGGTGATGCAGCCATGGCGCTGGTGCAGGCCAGCAGCGTCTGCGAGGATGTTGAAGAGTACTTTGAAGGCGAGGGCACAACCAACCCGGTGGCGGTGTGCGTGGCCAAGCGCAAGGGGCGCAAGCCGGTGACGGCAAAGTTCAGCGTGGAGGATGCCAAGCGTGCCGGGCTGTGGGGTAAAGGTGGCCCCTGGTCGGCATACCCCAAGCGCATGATGCAGATGCGAGCTCGCGGGTTTGCGCTGCGAGATGCCTTTCCTGATGTGCTCAAGGGTTTGATCACCGCCGAGGAGGCCCAGGACTTTCCTGTTGAAGCCACGCCGGTGCCGGTGGCCAAGCCAGCCAACCCGCTGGACATGGTCGCAAGATCACCAGTTGAGCCTGTTGTGGTTGTGCAACAGGTCAGCGACCCGGTGCTGATTGAGCAGGCCATGGCTGACACGGTTGAGCCAGGGGGGGAAGAAGCGCTTTTGCCACCCCAGGTGGAGGTTGTGCAGCCAGTTGATGATGGGCCGGTCATTGGCTTTGCGCTGCTGGTGCCTGGCAAGGACAAGCCCTTCTCAGTGCATCAGACTATTGATGAGTGGTCGGATGCTTATGAGGATCTGGCAGAGAAGACTGCAACAGCAGGCAAGCGGCCAGTGCGCGAGCGCATGACCTTGCTAAAAGAGATCAAGCAGCTTAATGAAGAACTGATCTTGCGCGTTGATTCACTCAAGCGGATCAGGCACACAAGCCAGTACCAACGGCGCATCAATGCGCTGGGCGCTGCACAGTGATCAGAGAACTGCAAGCGCCTCGTTGGTGTGCTTGATGCGGTCTGACAAACCTATGCTGCCCCCGTTAATGATCTTGGTTAACCGCTGGTGATCAAGAGCGTCAGCGGGGGCATTGCATTTGTGTGTTGACCAGAACCACCCGGCGGTCAGGGCTGCGTACTTGGGCGTGGCCACCAGGTCGGGCTGGGTGACCAGGTCAACACCCAATGCTTTGCTTGCGTGGTGGAAATTATCCGCGCCGGTCAATTGAACCAGACCTCTGCCCCTCATCATCCACCCATCATTGCTGGCCTCGTCCCGGTTTCCCATGCGACCACAGTAGACTTTGTTGGCAATAAGGCGCGGCTGGCCTGCGTATTGGTTGGCGATCTCCAATGTTGGGAACCGCTTTGGCCAGACCCGCATCAATGTCGCTGCCTTGTAGTTCAAGTTTTCCTCAAGCATTCTGAAGTTGCCTGACTCATGCGAGCACTGGCCGATGAAGCAGGCTTGCTGATTTTTGGTGGTGATGCCAAAGCGCTCAAATGTTTCGTTCAGTGGATCAACCCACTTTACATCAATGTGGAGCTTTGTAAGTTGTTCAGCGTTTAGCATTGATTGCCCCCATCACTTGGTTGTAGCTGTCGATGCAGGCGTTGAGCTGGTTGATGGCGCGGTCACCGTCGGCTGTGATTTGGGCGATGAGTCGGAGGACTTCTCGCTCCTCATCAGAAGCCGTGTCAGCCGGTCTGTCAAATTGGGCTCTCGCTTCAGCCCAATCTCTGGCGGGAGCGGTGGCACTTGGGGTGGCTGATACACAACCTGTGGCCGGGAAGCGCACCCTACCAGCAGAGATAGCGCGATCAAGTGCAGACTGTTTTTGATTGACAACATTGTTGACCTCCATGAGTTTGGTTGATGTTTCAGTAATCTGTGCAGAAAGTTTTTGCTCAGTCTCTCTGGCCTCTGCGTTCTTCTTTGCAATTTCTATTTGCATCTCTTGGTCACGGTCAGCCCAGCCCTTGTGGTGGCCATAAAAATAGGCCGAGGTGCAGACAACAACTGCACCCAGGATCAAATAGGGGTTGGGTAGCCCGATCATTTGACTGATGCCCTGGCTTCAGCCTGGAGCTCGCGCTCTGCGTCATCCTCCAAGCTGGGTGGCGTTGTCGGTGGCGGCGGTGGCGACCAGCTCTCATCAAGCGGTGGGTTTGTCCAGACAGGCAACGCCCCAAATGTATTTTGTACAGGGGCAGCAGGCACTGGCGGGGTCGTTGGTGCCGGTGCAGCCGGGGCGGGGGCCGATGCCGGTGCCGGGTTTATTGCAGCGGTGACGGCACCCACGGCACGCTTGCCCACAATGCCGCCAATCCCGCCAACAAGCAAAAGCACAATGTCGTTCAAGATTTTGCTGAACTGCATGTCCAACGGGGCCATAGTCTTAATTGGCTGAACGACAAAAATTAAGCTGTAGAGCAGTACAAAAACGATTCCAAAAAGAATGACAGTTATGCAGACAACAACAAAGCCCCAGATTCTGATTTCAATATCT